CGGCAACAATAACAATGTCCTGTGTTGCGCCATAGGTTTCTCTCATGATGCCTGTCACTGGAACAATGTTTGATGCGGAGTAAGCAACGATACAAATACTGCCTGTTGCTTCATGAATGGTAGCGGCTGTGGCAAAGCCTTCTGCAATAAAAATGGTTTTAGGATTTTCAGCGTTTCCAATTGACCAAAACTTCCCGCCAGTTGCACCACCTTTATGATAGAGCTTACCACCGTCTGTTGAAATGTATTGAAGCGTTGATAAGGTGCCATCTTTGTTTAGCAATGGAACAACAAGCCGTCCATCACCAGTGACTCTTGCACCATGAACGCAGATGCCTTTCTTTTTTAAGTAAGGATGTTCTTTGTTTGCTGGCGTGCAATCTGACCATATCTTTGATACTACATCCTCAGTAACTTCATGTTGTTTTGCAAGTTCAGCGTCACGAGCAACTTTAGCTTCAGACATTCTGCGCGAGTGTGCCATTTCTTCTGCGGCAGTAAACTTTCGCCCAATGTCTGCACGAAATGACATTTCAGTTCCAGCTCGCCAATCACCAAACCTACCTGCTGGTGTACCATCGCCATAACAGATGTACCATCCTGTTTTATCTCCAGCACCCGATGATCCTTTTGATCCTGTTCTAAATCGATGAATCTTTCCATCCATGTAAATAGTAGATGGTGGATCAATGCCAACATCACGCATCGCATTAACTAATTGCGACTCTGGCGACTCTGGCACCGATTCCACTGGCGGATAAAAACTCCCATTAAAAATATTAGTTAGATCTGCCATTGTTGCTTTCCAAGTAATCAGTTAATTTTGTCATGACTTTATAAGTCGGATTAGCATTTTCATTATCTCTAATCTCTCTAATGGTATTGAAATGAATGCCTGTTGCTTCTGCAATCATAGATACTCTGCGATCTTTTAATAATTCTCTTATTTCATCTAACTTCATCATTTTTTTTATTCCTGTTGGTGGTTAATTTTTGAAATAGAATATCATAAATAATATTTTATTGTTGACATTTAATATTAAAATGTTTAAAATCTTTTCTCAAGAGCTAACCGGAATTCCTCCAACCAGCTCAGAACAGGAGAAAAACAATGGCTATTAATTTAAAAAACACGTCTGATGTACACACCAATGGCGTTAAAGTTTTAGTGTACGGACATGCTGGCGTTGGCAAAACTACGTTGTCAACGACAATGCCAAATCCCGTGATTATAAGTGCGGAAGGTGGTTTATTGTCAATTAAAGACAGCAACATACCCTATGTTGAAGTATCAAACATGGCGGATATAACTGAGATATATTCTTGGTTGTTAACACCAGAAGGCAGTCAGTTTGATTCCGTTATCTTAGATAGTTTATCTGAGATTGGTGAAGTCGTTCTAAATCATGAAAAATCTGTGAATAAAGATGGCCGCGCTGCTTATGGCGAGATGGCTACGCAGATGACCGCATTGATTCGCGCATTTCGTGATCTTCCAGGTAAAAATGTTTTAATGACCGCCAAGGTTGAAAAGTCACAAGACGAAACTGGTCGAATTATGTACGCGCCATCAATGCCAGGTGCTAAGTTAGGACAAACGCTTCCATACTTTTTTGATTTAGTCTTGGCACTTCGCGTTGAAAAAGATGCTAACGGTGTTGCTCAACGCGCATTGATGTGTGATAGCGATGGACTATGGATGGCAAAAGATAGATCCGGAAAACTGCAAGCATGGGAGCAACCAGACTTAGGCGCAATCATCAAAGAAATTGGCGGTGCAAAATGAACATCACCGAATTATCTAACCGCTGGTTAGAATTAAAAGTTCAAGAAGATTACGTTATTTCAGAACGTCGATACATTGAAGATCAAATATCTTCTTTGATGAAGATACAGGAAACGCTCGAAGGCGTTGAAACAAAAAAAAGTGGTAATTTTGTTATCAAAGTTACTGGACGAATTGACAGAAAAGTTAATTCAGAAATGCTACAAGAAATTGCGGCAGAAAATGGATTATCTGAGCATCTATCGGCTTTATTTAGATGGACACCTGCTATTAACATGACAGCGTGGAAAAGATGCTCACCCGAAATAACGAATGTTTTACTTGGTGCTGTTACATCAAAACCTGGTAGACCATCATATAAAATCACAATTGAGGAATAAGTCATGGCATTTTTAGAACAAACATTTAGCGTAGAAGATTTACCAGTATCAACTAATAGTTATGAATTAGTACCAGAAGGTTGGTACACAGCAACTATTTCTGGTGCTGAAATTAAAACAACAAAAGCAGGTAATGGTCAGTATATTAATGTTAAATACACTATTGTTGGTCCAACACATCAAGGACGTATTGTGTTTGGCATGATTAACATTAAAAACCCAAATCCTCAAGCAGAAGAAATTGGTCGCCAACAACTTGGTGAAATCATGCGTGCGATTGGTTTATCTAAAGTATCAGATACCGACCAATTAATTGGTGGAACATTGTCTATCAAAATTAAAATCACGCCAGCTAATGGCAATTATGAAGCATCAAACAGCGTAAATGGGTTTAAAACATCTGGCAATGGCATTGCACTTGCGCCAAAGGCAACATCAATACCACCAGCAGATGGCAAAGCACCACCACCTTGGGCAACTAAATAAGTAACAAAATAAGGGCGTTTAACACACGCCCTTTTTCTTCGGAGTATTTATGTTAATTCCAGAATCAAATCACTCTATATCCGTGCTAGTAGATAAAGCGCATCAGGACAGAAAAGAAAAGCCAAGACCACACATGGGCGGATCTATGCTTGGTCATTCTTGTGACCGATGGCTGTGGCTATCATTTAGATGGGCAGTGCAAGAAGAATTTGAAGGTAGACTGTTAAGATTGTTTAGACGCGGACACTTGGAGGAAGTCACCATTGTGTCAGATTTAAGATCTATTGGCATTCATATTGGCAATACATCTGAGCATCAATCGCGTGTTGATTTTGGATGTCATGTATCTGGATCGCTTGATGGCATTATATTTTCTGGCGTACCAGAAGCACCAAGCAAAAAACACATTTTAGAGGCCAAGACACACTCTTTAAAATCGTTTGATGATCTAGTCAAACATGGCGTAGAAAAGTCTAAGCCGATGCACTACATTCAAATGCAAGTGTATATGCAAGGATCTGGTATTGACCGTGCGCTTTATTATGCTGTCTGTAAAAACGATGATCGTATTTACACAGAGCGAGTCAAATTTGTGCCAGAAATAGCTGAAAAATATATTAGTCGTGGTCACAGGATTGTTAAGTCAGAGCGCATGCCAGAACCACTTAGTTCAGATCCGAGCTGGTACGAATGCAAATTTTGTGCAGCGCATGAGTTTTGCCACAAAACAAAAATAACCAAACACGTTAACTGCCGAACCTGTGCGCATTCAACTGCGATGGATGACAGCACTTGGCGATGTGAACGCCATGACGCGGATGCTATACCAGTAGAATTTCAACAAGTTGGCTGTGACGCGCATGTGTTACATCCAGACCTTGTACCTTATCAACGCAAAGATTCACCAGACGGCAATCATGCGGTTTATGTAATTAATGGTGTAGACGTGATCAATGGTGAAAATGGTTATAAGTCATCAGAGATAGTGGCAAACCCACAAGCGTGCATTAGTAACGATACTTTTATTGCTGATCTTAGAAATATATTTGACGGGAAGATAGTAGGATGAAACTCAGAGATTACCAACAACGATCTATAGATGAACTGTACAACTGGTTTAATGCTGGTCATAAAGGAAATCCTTGCATGGTGCTACCAACAGGATCCGGCAAAAGTCATATTGTTGCCGCACTTTGCAAAGATGCACTTCAACAATGGCCAGAAACTAAAGTGTTAATGCTCACGCACGTTAAAGAATTGATTGCACAAAATGCTGAAAAAATGCGAGAGCATTGGCAAAATGCACCACTGGGTATTTATTCATCAAGCCTAAAGAAAAAACAACTTGGCGAACCAATTACATTTGCTGGCATTCAATCTGTTCGAGATAAAGCGCACCAACTTGGACATATTGATTTAGTCATCATTGATGAGTGTCATTTGGTGTCGCATAAAAATGAAGGTGGTTATCGTAATTTATTATCAGATTTGAGTGTAATCAATCCACAATTGCGCGTGATTGGATTGACTGCAACGCCATATCGTTTGAATCACGGTTTGATTACAGACAAGCCAGCGTTGTTTGATGACATGTTGATGCCAGTCACTATTGAGTATTTAATCAGCAAAGGTTTTTTATGCACTTTAAGATCTAAAGTGACAAAAACAAAACTTGATACCAGTGAAGTGCATAAACGTGGCGGTGAATTTATTGAGTCAGAATTGCAAGCTGCTGTTGATACTGATGATAAAAATAAAGACGTTGTGAGTGAAGTGATTAGGCTTGCTGGCGATAGAAAAGCCTGGTTGTTTTTTTGTTCTGGTATTGATCATGCCGAGCATGTAAAAGATATGCTAATTAGTAAAGGCATCACAGCAGAATGCGTTACTGGTAAAACGCCACAAGCGCAACGCGATAGAATTATTGCTGATTACAAATCCGGTAAAATTAAAGCGTTAACCAACGCCAATGTGTTGACAACCGGGTTTGATTATCCAGATATTGACTTGATTGCAATGCTTCGCCCAACGATGTCTGCTAGTCTTTATGTTCAGATGGCTGGACGTGGTATGCGTCCAAAGTCACACACAGATCATTGTTTAGTGCTAGATTTTGCTGGCGTGGTTGAAACGCATGGACCTATTACAAATGTAAAACCGCCCAATAAAAAAGAAGAAGGCAAAGGAGAGGCACCCGTTAAAGCATGCGATGAGTGTGCTGAATTAGTTGCTATATCAACTAAAGTTTGTCCAGCGTGCGGCTATAAATTTCCAGAGCCAGAAGAAGCATCATTGCCATTAAAACTTAGAAACGATGACATCATGGGTATTGAAGGCTCAGAAATGGAAGTGACAAGCTGGAATTGGCGAAAGCATACATCTAAGGCATCTGGAAAAGATATGCTTGCTGTGACCTATTACGGTGCTTTATCTGATATACCAGTTACAGAGTATTTGTGTATAACTCATGAAGGTTACGCGGGAAGCAAAGCGTATGATTTATTGTTTCATATAGCTAATAAAAGCAATTGTGAAAAAATTTATAGTTGTCATGAAGTGATGGATTTTTCAAATGTATTAAATGCAGCTAATCCACCATCAATAATAGAGGCCACCATTGCT